CTAGACTCGCAAGAGTCTGGCCAGGAATAAAGTTGTAAGGCGACAGCACTGGCTGATTGTTAGTGTCATAGATAAATGTGACTGTCCCTGACACTGAGTTGTAACCAGGGATCTTGACAGCATAAGTTGCCCCGCCTGACTGGCTATAGGTGATATCCTCAAGAGGAGCTGACTCATTGAACTCGAAGGATTCTGCATTGAATAGTGACCCGCCAACACTGACGGTGCCAAGCTTACCATGAATAAAGTTGGGTGACGACATCGTCACACCCCTTTCGTATTAGTGACACCATTGTCACTTGTGATTATGGAACCATGGTGAAACGCCGTTGTCTCACCTTATTATCGTCGTCAGCTAGCAGTGCTTGTTCCTGCAATGATCACGTTGACGCTGGTGCTACCAGTGCCGGGATCAAACACAACCTTGGATGAGCCTGTCAGGATATACTGGCCAGTGCTTCCCCCGGTTGTCCATGGATCTGACAAGTAGACCTTGCCACCAGCAGTGCTACCGCTTGTGGAAGTCGCTGCATAGGCGACGAGAGCGGACGTTGATCCAGAGGGTAGCCAAGGCACCCCGCTAGTACTGTTCGCGTACACCTTGACGGACGCCGAGCCAATGTTTTGCACCACAAACTCTCGCACTCTGGCGAAGGTTCTAGCGGTCCCACCAAGGTCAGAGACCGATGTGAGATCTAACGTGGTTGCGGATGCACTCAGGGTAAGCTGAGTGGCTACCAGAAGATCAATCGCGTTTGATCCTGAGCTAGCATTCTGGTAGGTTAAGGCCCCGCTGATTGAAGCAGGTAGACTCAAGGGGTTGATATACCCACTTGAGAGCGTCTCGGTAAACGTGAAGTTAGTTTGGAGTTGACCAGATACGGTCGTGGCTGCAGCCATTGCTTTACCTCGTTAGAGCGTGCGTTGCTCGCAATAGTGGATTACGACTGTGGCAGGGAACACGGAAGGTGTGCCTTGAATCCCAGTCTGAATCTCCGGATGGAAGACAGGCGGACTCGATGGTTCCAGCATCATGAGGGAACCGTTTGAATACTCGAAGGTCGTATTGAAGCTATCTAGAACGTGACTCACTCGATCCGCTAGTTTACGGGTGATGTCCAACCCGGACGACTGAATGTAAACATGGAAGTGCCCCTCGACCATGACATAGGTCAGTCCTGCACCGCTTGATCTTGTGAAGTGAGTGGTGACTGCATCAGTCTCCATGATCCTTGCAAACGGCAGTGGAGCCTGCGCCACATACTCCTTATAAGTTGGCACAATGGGCGTGAGCGTCGCGAGGATTGCATTCCATAGGTCATAATTGGTAAATGCGCTCATCGTGCACCTCAGGCCGACATGTTCTCTCTGAACTGCTTCTTGGCAACTTGCATGTACTTCTCGACCGTCCGCAGTGATACGCCAAGGTTCTCAGCGATTGTTCGCCGCGGGTAATCGTACACATGAGCGTGAATCAACATTGTTTGGTATCGCTGTTGCATTAGCCCTAGGGCCGCCCACACTTGCTGGTTTTCGACGGTTTCGTCCTGAGCTGTATAGCTTAAGCCGTAGTCTAATGGCACATGCATCTTACGTCGCCGTGCCATATACTTGTAACGAGTAGAATAAATCCACTTTGCCGTTGTGTAGGCCCATGTCCCAAGTCTGCCCTGCGAGTCATCGAATTTATCCAGGCGTCTCAGAAGATAAACCCAAGAGTCCTGGTAGATGTCCTCAAAGTCCTGATACTTTTTTGCATTCCTGAGTGCCCCGCGGATTGCGTTGTCTGCTTCGCGGAATTGTTCTGGTGTCATGTTCTCTCGATCGCCTCAACCCTGAATACCACTCCAAAGAATCCCATATCCTTGCTAGCTCGGACATATGCTATGCGCAGAACGCCCGAACTGTCGGACCATTGTATCATATCTCTAGGATTTACAGTGGGATCGTTGGCGAAGAAAAAGTGGTAGAGGCGAGCCTGTGTTACACGGCCAAGTCGGTTAGTTTCCTCCGTGGCATCCTGATATTGGATGGAACAGGGTACGTTCGCTTGAGTTGGAGCGGTCGGATAAGATGGAACGAAGCCTCCCTCTGCGTCCGTGTTCTGCTGTGGCTGCGATGTATTGGCAGTCCATGCTGGTAATGCATAAATATTGCATATGCACGGAAACATACTGGGTGAGGGAGGACTCATTGTTAGCTCAGCAATCTCAAGGGCTCGCTTCCTGATTGATTCCCAGTCGACTGAAACGCATAAATTGTCAAATATGTCAAGCGCATCAGCGAGCATCCTAAGATGTTTAGCTAATGTCTTGCGCTTGGCATAATCATGAAGGTTCAACTCATGCAATCAGTATGGTCCCTGTGGTTAATGGGTTCGCGTTCGGTAGATCGATGCCCTTGATTGGATAGGACTGAACCGGCGCGAAGGGTGTATTGGCCCCTGGATTGGTGGGATTCACTGGATTCAGTGGGTTTCCAAGCTTTGGGGAGGGCGTCGTTGGTGATGACACCGGGCTTATTGGGGGTGGAGGATTAACCAATGTAGGAGGCACCAAGAATGAGGAGCCCATGCCAGCGAGTGACACACGATCTTCAAGACGACTGAATTCTGGATTAAACTTATGCATGATGAATCCTATACTGTGCTAGAACTTGGCGATGTGCCGGGGTCATTAGATCGATAATCTGGCGATAGCTTTTTGCGAACTGCTCAATCGATTCCGCAGCAACCGTGGGATCGAGCGCAGCAATCACGGAAAGACGCTTGGCTAGATCCGCAACCGCCCATTGCAAGTCTTTGGGCAGCGCTGACCAACCCGCGTTATAGGTCACCTTGACACGGCCAGCCCGCATCTCGGGGCTGTCAAATTCCATCCAGTCTGGCCCCCACTTGGGACCGCTCGCCCTATACTGGCGCCCAACAAGAACAACGCCGGCTCCTAGGGTGTCAAGCCGCGCATCAGAACCTAAGTCATCGCTGTACACATCGAACGTGGCGCCAGATCCAGTGATCGGCCCACCTGGCAGGTTCGTGTTGATCAACTCCGTGACTGGCCACGCACCGTAAGTTGCGTCTGGTATCGCGTTCCACCCATTCCCAGTCGCGTTGATCGCTGCAGCAAATGAAGCGATGGTCTCGTTCGCCGTGAAGACCACAGCAGTCGTAGTCTGAACCCCGCCTACAATCACATTGAGGGTCATCCCAGTGACCACAAGACCATTCACATCGTCCCCAGTCTGCGTGAAGTAGACCCATGCGTCCGTCGCCCCGCTAAGTGTGTTCTGGATTGTCAAGGCAGTCGTAGGAGTTGCCTGAATCCGCTGAATCCAGTTGACCGGTAGTTGCCGCAGTGTGATTGTTCCATCAAGGAATATGTCGTACTCCTCTGTATAGGTTTGCTGGAAAAACTGGTTGTCCCCGCAGTACCGCTTGACTGCTTGGCTAACAACCGAGATGGCGTAAGGCAGGAAATCAAGCTGAGCAAGCGTGAACGTGTACGCGGCTAGGGACATCCTTGCAAAGGGGATAGTGCATAGGTCAGTAGTCGCGGTGCCTGGTGCTGGGACAATCTCAAGGTAACCCTCTGATAGGGCTATCGTGACGTCCGTGCGGCTTATCAACACCTCATAGAATCCAATAGCAAGACCTTGGGTGTTCGCCGCCGAATAGGTGATGTCGATGGTACCGCTTGGTGCTTGATTCCATTGAACCAGCGGAGCGAACAGCGATACCTGTTGGCCACCAGACCACACGGTTGCAGCTAGTGGCTCGGTTCCAGTGAACGCTATTGGGTTGCCATTGGCATCCACGACTGTCACGGTGTAGACGATCTGGAAGCCTGCAATTGCTTTATGAGTGAATGGCAGCGTCGCCATTGTTGGTCAGTCTTTCTCGCATTGCGCCTTAACATAATCCACAAGCCCGGGTGCTAACCCAACTTGGTTGTATTGGTTATGCAAGTAAAGATGCATTTCATTGCCCTCCTCGGCCCAGACGATCTCCTCCCTATTGAGTTCTCTTCTGATAAATGCGGCGCGCTTCGCAGGCATCTGGTTACCTCTTTTCTATAAAGCAAATTTCTTTGTACACATGCACGGCCCGAACCATACGATCGAGATCTGTGGGGCCACGTTCGCGAGGTCCCCAGTTCTTCCACTGAATTGAATCGACAAATCTCTGTATCAGGCTGATTGCATTAGGCGCAGAGAGATCGGGTGAGCCACCATAACATGGCTTGTAACAGCACTCCAAATCTTCGATTACATAGAGCCCGTCATGGTTGAGCAGCGGGAATAGAATCTGGAAAGACTTGAGTACGTGATCTTGCCGATGAGAGCCGTCGTCAATCACTATGTCGAAGGGTCCCCTATTCCAATTCAGGGAATTAAGCGCATCCTCGTCCGTCTGATCGACAATGTAGGTTCGTATCGATCCTGAATCCAGGAACGACTTATCCTCGATATCGATGCCGATCACCTCTCCATCCCAGAAGTAGTCTGCCCACATCTTCAATGAGGCACCACCACGCTTCGGCTTGTTGTAACCACCTATGCCGATCTCAAGAAGCCTTATTGGCAGTGATTGATAGCGCTCAAAATGAAGCGCGTACATAGGAATGTAGTGGTGTGACCATGCCTTATCTGTGCCATGCCTGTTCGCTAGTACTGGCAAAGTGACCGCAATGTCATTCCTCATGCAACCTCCTCGGTAATCTTCAAGGTCGGTGTCTCCTCTTGTTCCAGCTTGGCCTCCCACTTGATACCGTAGGCTTCCATGGCATCCTCGAAGATTTCACAGATCTGTGCCGCGTAGGGGGATACCTCTCGCCATGGATAAATATTCGAGTGAAACGCCTTGTAGCTTTCCGGGTTGCCCATGTAGCTAAGCCACTCAGTTAGACAGCTCCGCCAGTCGGGTCGCTGATCCATCAGAGTGTCGAGGAAACCAAAGGCTGATTTGATTTGATCCTCAAGCGTGTGCTGTGTCTTCTGGCTCTCGTTGTCGATCTTCCCGCCCCGTCCGTGGATAACCCAGTAACCAGCAATTGCCGGGTCTGCAATTGCTCCTCCGTGCATACCCATGTAGGCAAGATCAAGGCGTTCCGTGAGCATGTCACAGTCATCGGGAAGTGATTCAACCATCTTGCTGAACACTGGGCCAACCCGGAAAGACTTGGCTGGAGACATCCCCCAACCCTCAAAATAGGCGAGTGGGAGAAGGATCAAGCCTGGATAATCGGTAGGTTGCCCACGCAAAAGATCCATGGGAATCTTTGGCCCAAAGTTGCCGGTCCAATGGCACCCGAGCATATTGTCGTAGCTCATAGCCAGCCGAGCGCAATAGACAATGGCGGTCGGATAATAGTCAAAGGCCCTACAAATCCGTCGAGCCAAGTGATCGGCGATCAAATCATCATCTTGGAGCCAAGTAAAAAACTCCGCACCATCCTGTACCGCTTGCTGTGCAACCCATTGCCAGTTATGCCATAGTTTCTTGGCTGGACTCCGTCGGTAGGAGAAATTTGGGTGATCCGCCCATTGTTTGCAAGTCCGTTCACACTCGTCAGTATCCCCGTCATCAGCCACAATTACATTGCAAGGCAGAGATTGACCAAGCGCAGATTGGATCGCCCTTGCACAGCGCTCGGGGCGATTAAAGCTAGGGATACCAATAGTTAGCCTTGGCTTGTAATACATCCATAACCTTTCTTAACGTGGAATCACGGTAATAAACGGTGCAGGTTAAGTACCGTTTATTACCGTTTATCTAGGCGTCAAAAATAATCCGTCTCAACGACATACAGGGTCGCATCGTCGAAGTTGTTGGCCGGATTGTAGTCAGTGAAGTAAGCGTCACCGGTCACGGTAAACGCCTGAGTCTGCGAGGCGGCGCCAGTACAAGTCACCACAGGAAGAAGCACGTTCCAGCCAGTCGAGAACTTCTCCGGGCGGAAGTCAACCTGAATGACCGTGTTACTCACGCTGTTGGTTCCCGCACTGCCTGCAGAAGCCGTGAAATTGGCAGAGTCGGCAACAGACCAGTAAGATGTGACCGAACTGTAAGCGCTGGTAGACCACAGGCTACTGATCGGCGTCTTGCTCATGGCACCACTACCACTGCTAGTACTGATGCTACTGGCCGCCCAGTAATACACATTGAGTATCACATTCTGGGAAGCACCACTAGCCACATAACAGCGATAGGTAACCTTGTGAAAGTTGTTCGAGCCAAACATGAGTAGCGGGGAGCCACTCGTCTTGACTGACACGCTGGTGCTAGCGGCCGACGCAGCGGTCTGGTTAAACAAGCCGGTGTCAAGCTGTGCAACAGCATCGCGATATTTCCAAGCAGCAAACACGACTGCACACTCCTTTACTTAAGAATAACGAAGGGGCTAACCTTCGTACTGGAACCATCGGCTTGCTGGTAGGGAGCGCGCCAGAGTGACTTGCCATCGTGACGCAGCTTGAACCTGTAGGCGATCTGATCGGTGTCGAACAGGAAGTGTTCGCTTAAGCCGATTTCCAAGCCTTGCCGCTTGGCGTAGCCGTACTGAGATGGGTCGACAAGGGATAGATCACCCTGTGTCCCAAGCGTCGGGACTTTTTCAGTGAAGTACAGGGGAAACCCAAGAAGGGTACCCTGAGGACGGTGCACAAGACCCGCCTTATCGACGGTCGTCTTGTCAATGACAGCGGGAGCCATCGCTTGCGAGATCAAGGCGTTAGGCTGATAGACGTACACACCAGCACTAGCCTGAATCGCCGTGAGCTCGGTAACCGTCGTGACGTTGGTAATCCAACGGGCATTGGTCCAGCAACTCGGGTGAAGCTGCTTGAGCATCCCCACGAGGTCCGCATAATAGATATGGGATGCGGTGCCTCTGGTCTGGGTCAGTGCGGCGTTAGCGTTGAAGTAACCTTCCGGCTTGCCACCACCAGGCCCTTGGATGGACATGTAGTCTTCCATCCACTGGAAAGCTCTAGCGAACACACGCTGCGCCATGGCATCCATGGCGATATAGTTGTCGGCGATCAGGTCTCGCGACAGGGTCGTGAATCCGGTGAGGTCCACGATCTTGAAACCGATCATATCCAACGCGCCATCGCTATAAGTACGCTGCGTGATTTCACCCTTGTAATAGAGCTGGAATCCAGCGTAGATAGCGGATTGCGTGATCCCGCCGGCACTAGTCGGTGCCTTATACTGATCAAGGGCCGGCCATTTGAACTCAAGCGCGTTCCCAACCGGAACCTGGAATGCGCCGTTGATGAAAGCCTGCTGCTCGATGGGAATCTCGAACAGGCTACCGTACCACTCGGGCTTTACAGCGAACCCGTAGGTCGCTCCACCACTGACGGATTCAGTACCGGTTCGGATAACCTTCTCGATCCCACCACCATCAAGTGACCTAGTGCGTGTCTCGACGATGTTCCCGGTTGCTTCGTCAATCGAGTAATCAGCGAACCCGTCGCAATAGATTCCAGCGAGACGCCGAACTGCGTGCGAGCGCACTTGGTCTGGCACTCCCACAGCTTGGGCGTGGAAAATACACTTACAGAGGTCACCAAAGCTGCCCTTATGTGGCCGCCCGGTAACATCACGTTCGACGGAAGATTCTCCGGCAGAGATCTTGTCGAACTGCACGAGCCCACCACCAGTAGGCGGACCCTGCGTGGCAGTGGTGCGTCCACTAATGGCCGTCTTAAGTTCGTCAATCAGGGTGCGCTGGAACCTATCGTTCTCAGCGCGAAGGCTGGCCTTAAGCGCATCGCCAGCACTAGAATTCGTGGCAAGCTCATTGTCCACGAATGAACGGGCAACCTTGTCTTCTAGCTCGACAATGTCGCCCTTTTTCCAGGACCCGATGTCCTGGGAGAAAGAAACGAATTGCATCTCTGCACCCCGGTTCCTGTCAGACTTCGACAGTCCAGGAGCGCGGCGAATCTCCAGCCCGAGAGCTTCTATCTACTTCGAAAGCAGCTTATGAGACTCGGGCCTGATTACTCACTCTCTACACCACATTCACAAGCGGTGATTCGTTTTACTTCCATTCAGGAAGCTGTATTGTGTATGTTCCGTATTGCATGCATTTCCCTTGGCGATACCATTTATGACAAAGATACTCGCATCGCTTGAGGCACATTCCAATGCTGCTCGCTAGTGGCCACAGCCTTCTTAAGTTGTCTTCATCTGGGCCGGCACAGCAGACTAATTGCCAGAGACGCAACTCGTCGGCTTTAACAGCCATTGGAATGTCCTATCTAAACCTGTCCTCTTAGCAACAAGTCAAATGTCGCTTTTATCATATCACGAATTTGTTCCTGTTCAACCCTAATTTGAAGCAGTAATTCACTGTGAATCTGCTCAAAACTCTTGGTGCCAGCAGGGACCTCTTTGGTCTCCCATGGCGCAATAGTCCTATCCTTGTTTGCCTCGATCGCAGCTAACTGCTTCTGCGCATCCTCTCTTGACCCATGTTCACCAAGAACCTTGCCAGACTCTGAGAACACAAGCCATTTCTCACCTTTCTTTCGGATATAGCGACATGCCTCAGTGAATCCTAGCAGGTCACGGCTTCGTGGTGCGACTTCTACCATAGAAGTCTCGGGATGCGCGAACAGACCAGCGTTCGTGTCCCCCTGCATAGGCTCGGCTGTGGCCAGCGGATTCGCTGTAACCACGGTATATTTAGGCCCACGCTTCCTTTTCTTGCGCGGTAGCGCATCTGGGTCTGGTACTTCCTCGGGAATGCTTTCACTATCCGAAGCTACCTGGCCGAATGCCGGAGCAATAGAGAGCTCACCACCATCAGTTGAAGTAGCGCGAGGCACCCAGATCCCACGTTCCTCAAGAACTGTCAAGGTCTCAGAGTTACCAGGGACAGCAACCCCGGAATACTCGGCCAGTTCGCCCTTCCGATAGATTATCTGACAGTCGGAAAGCTCTGGACGAGCCCTGAGTTCATCTTTAGTTGGAGGAGAAGAGTCGTCGCGAGACGGTAGCACATTGATGGACCAGCCGGTGAGAATCCCCTCTTTGTAGCAGTCAAACAAGTTTCGACTATACTCGTCATCCCGGAAGATCGTCTCCGCTCTAAGTGTGTTCTTGTATTCCTTGATCCATTTGTTCTTGCCAATAGGGACTGAACCGCGAGTTGGATCTTTGCCATGTTCCCAGAGAACGACAGGACACTTGCGATACGCTGCTAAATTAAGACCGCCTGGGGAAATCACAGTCTTATAGCGGTCAACGGAATCAGTGTTAATGGTCGCTACAACACTGCGGCTAAGAGCGTCAACATCACTTACAATAGCCTCATAACTGCGGATGATTGATTCCATCGTCAAGCTATACCCCCCATCACAACGCTGCCCAACTTATTGAACCTGATTAACAGGCCCTCAAATATTGTAATGTGCTTTTCGATGAATTTGAGATGGCACCAACAGATCTTCTGAGTCACATAGTCACCATCAATGTCGGCGACTTCGCATAGATTCTGATACGCATCCCTGCACTTACCTAGCGATTGAATCGTCTCGTTGATTGCTAACGAGAATCCATCCGCATAATAGACAACAGGGAATCCTAATTCATATGTTGGTGACCCCTCTAGCTCAAACATCCTATTGAGAATCCAGTGCGTGCACTCTTTGTGCAGCTCGTTCTCAATCGCATCCCAGTACTTAGATGAGGACCATCCAGGATATTCGAACGCATGCTCCTGGAGATGCGCCTGCCCCTCCGCCGATATTAAAGCGTGATAGACAGTATTGAGCGCACCCAAGACTTCTGAGCTACCCTGCATTTTTAGGTTTCCGCTTTGAATACGTGTGATAATCACACAATTGATAGTTGCTTACTGTGGCATTGTGGTGTGCACAATGACCAAGTGATTTACTGACTTTACGGTCAAGTACACAGAATGAAGCGCAATCGCCACACGAGGCTTCTCTGCCACGCAAAGGCCATTGGAAATGAACCATTGGGTCCATCATGATGTTTCAGTCACTCCAACTGAAGTTACTGGGGTGCCAGTTGCCTGAGTTGACTTGACCATAGTGCCTTGGCACTGCTTCTCGGGATACTTGGCGCACGCCGTGTTGTAGCCACCACAAAGTTGGCCTACCTGGATCACGCGGTAGTCCTTACGGCCACATACATTACAATAGCAATACTCGAGCTCGATTGCAACATATGTGTTCTTGACATCTGACGCTTGCGCTCTTGTGCTCATTGTCTCCCCCTTCGGTGAACGACCATCCCAGCGATCTTTGCTCTACCTCTAAGTCCACTACTGTACCTCTTTAATTCTGGTGTCAGCACTTCGCGAACATGCTGTTTTTGCTGTTCTGTTAATTCGCCATAGCGAGGTCCGCGGAACCTCTCGTGGCCAGGCCGAATGTCAGCACGCAGTCCGTACCAGCCACCACGTGGCCCTTGTCCAACAGGCCCGGCAAATGTGATTCGAACACCACCGGCCCAATCGGCAAAAGCAGCCCCGCCACCAGCCATTTCGATTGCTGGCCTAAGAAATGGATGTGGTGGCATATTACGAGTGCCAAACTCTTGGAATATGCCATAGTCCGCGGCGACAGTTATATGCAAAGCAATGTCAAACCCGCCGTTGTCATAAACCATAGATGTAATGTTCGACCGAAGATATCCAGTGTCTACAGGTGCTAACTCTTCGGCAGTAGCCACAATATCACTGCCTAGTACCGTTAGATGATCAATAATTGAATTGCGCATCCATTGCCTCGTTTGATCCAACCACCTATTGTAATTGCCTCTGAGATTCACCTGCCGCGCCTTGGTCTTCTTGTGTGTGGTCGGTACTCCCAGTCAACAACTTCGGCCGGTCCACTTGGTTTCATTCTATACTCGAAGTTACACAGGCAACCGCTCTTGCACTCACTATCGCCGATCCTTGGAAGGGTACCAATGGGCACCCAGCCGGCTTCTGCGTACTGTGGGCAATCAGCACAATGATGGGTCTTGGGCTCGCCGAGAATCCTACGCTCTTCCTCGAAGTGCTGAAACGCGTCCGCTCTGGCGATGTTTTGGCTCGCCTGGTAGGCACTATTACCATAGCTCTCAGTGCGTGCCATGAATTCGTCAGGCGTCATTGCTTCAACACCAGAAGGCTCTCCTGTGTCTTCTGTAATTGGTTGTGGCACCTTTGCAATAACTTCTTGCTCGAACTTACTGAGGAATGCTTCCTGGTTAGCAACCTCTCGCTCAGCATTAAGCAAGTCCTCTTCATTCAATGGAGCAGGGCCTAAGAGAGCCATGGCGCCAGCAATGATCCCCTCCCTGATAAACTGGCGTACCCGTCCGAAGAACCTGTGAATGTGCGAACTAAGCCCCTCTGAAGCACGGCACAGATCTTCTGGGAACGCCCCACGCCATAAGTATACACACCCCGCCGTGTCACCCATCTTGTCAAAGAACCAGTCTT